GGCCGCCCTCGCGGCGCGCGTCACCCTTGATCAGCCTGACCCTGGCGTGCAGCTTCCGGGTCTTGAGCGAGCGCCAGAATTCCAGCGCGCGCACCGAGGTGCCCGACTTGCCGCCCCAGTCGATACCCACCGCGTGCACCGGCATGCTTCGGCCGGTGGCATCGTCCAGCGGGTAGCGGCGGCAGATGACCTTCTCCACCAGTCGTTCCCAGTCTTCCAGGTACTTCGGCGGGTCCAGCGGCAGGAAGCCACCTGAGCCGTCTTCCCGCTTGGAGGTGCGCAGGGTGAAGGAATCCACCACCCAGCGTTCCAGCTGCCCCGATTCGCCGATGCCAAAGCCCAGCACCAGCACGACGAAGCGGTTGGCCTGGACGTCGACCTCTCCCAGAAGGAATCGCACCCCGGCCGGTACAGCACCGGCCGGCCAGACCTCGGCGCGCTCCTGCATCTCGTTCGGATCGCTGGCAGAGCGCGCAGCCATCGGAACGTAGTTGATCGCGCCGTCCACGTTGTGCGTGGTCTTCAGCGGGCGCTCTTCGCCAGTGGTGGCGAACGTGCGCAGCGCCTGCAGATAGCGTTCGATCAGCGATTCCCAGGACTGATAGGACGCAGCGACACCTCCCAACCAGTAGCTGGCGATGCGCGCCTCCGGCCTGTCACCGGTGACCGTTCCATCGGCGTGCACGACCTGGCCTTCCGCAGCCCACACGCCGCTGCGGTTCATCCCATCCTTCCACCGGTGCTGCAAGCCGACACCGCAGTGCGGGCAATGCAGCAGCGAGTAGTGCCGCGACATCTTCTGCACGTCGTCCAGCACGACCCGCTCGAGCAGTTCCTCCATCGGCGGCAACGCGAATCCGTCATAGCCTGGCGCTGCCTGGAACCGCTCTCCGCATTCCGGGCAGGGCCAGTACCAGCGGCGGCGATCACCGCGCGCATACAGCGCGGCGATGCCGGCTGCCGGTGGGCCTTGGTGTGGGTGCAGCGGCTTCCAGGCACCGTCGGCGTAGTCCGTTGCCGGGCTCGACTCGGCCACCACCATGCCGGCTGACATGTAGGTCTGCGTGCGCTTCAGGCCAAGGCCGAAGCACTCATCGATCGTCAGGTCGCCGGTGTAGTTGTCCACGTCCGTCATCAGGACGTCGTGGATGTCCTTGCCCGACAGCACCGACACCGACGGCCAGCCCATGCGCAACGACATTCCCGACCGGAAGAACTTCAGTAGGATGTTGTCGTCGTGGGCGCGCGGGCTCAGCCGGGAGCGCAGTTCCGGGCTGGCTGCGATGCTGCGGGCGATACGGGTCTTGCTGTAATCCTCGGCCGCATCCTTGGACATCTGCACAACCATGGCGTCGGCCGGGTTGCAGGTGATCAGGTAGGCCAGGCGCGCATCGATCAGCGAGATGGTCTTGCCCGATCGCGCCGGCCCGACGAACACCACTGCCTCGTAATGGCGGCTGCCGGGCGTATCCAGCGGCGCGACCATGTAGGGCGTCGTGTCCGGATCCCAGGAACCGGCGGCGCCGGCGGCATTGGCCACCTGCAGCACCCGTGCACCCTCGCTCACCCTGATGCGGCGCGGCGGCCGGATCATCTCGGCAACGCCGAGGCGCACGCTACGCGCTGTCGCGTACGTCGTCATCGGTGATGCCCTCGTACATGGATTGCCGGACGCGATCGCATTCGTCTTGGACCTTCACTACCTGCTCTGGCGTGAGCCCTGCTTTGCGCTCGAGCACGTCAGGCAGCGTGTCGAAGAACTGCACGACCTTCTTCACCAGCTCGGCGTAATCGGCCTCGACCTCTGCCGCCGGCACCAGCTGCCCGATGGTCGACTCGACCTTCAGGCGCTCGTTCTCCGACTGGTAGTAGGCGCGGCGCTCCATCGGCGGTAGGTCGCGCGGATCGACCACGCCCTCTGCGCCGAACGCTGCGGCGCCCGGATTCACCAGCGCCGGTGCTGCATCGGCCAGGCGATAGACGTCGTGCCCGGCGCGCTTGGTCAGCGGCGGTACGCCGGCCTCCTTCAGCCGCTTGCTGGCGGTTCGGCGGTCCATCCCGAACTCATCCGCCAGCCTGGCCACGGACCAGCCTTTGGTGAATTCGTGGATGTCAGCCATGTCCTACCCGATGCACAGCCTATTCAGGCATGAAAATGCGGTTTCTCCCGGCAAAAACCGCCAAAAGTGTGACCTGTGGTGGAGCACCCTGGAGGCCGAAATACTGTCTTTTACCGGGGTCCGAATTCCCCCCGGTGGCTGTGGATAAGCCCAGGGGCCCCGCCCGTTCAGTTTTCTGTGGATAACATGTGGACAATCAGTCTTTCCGTTCAGTTTCGCATTCACATTGACTTTCGTGAATCCATTCCGTGAAACATCAAAGGCCGGTCGGGTGCAGCGCCGTTGCATCCGCCGCAGGCTTCCCCTGCACCTGGTCGATGGCGTCGAACTGCGCCTCGTACTGCAGCAAGCAACGCTTCCGTCCGTTGCTCACCTCGAATACGGCAGACGGTGCCGCCTCCTTCACCCACTTGCAGCGCTTACGCAGCTGGGCGTCGATCGGAACGTAGGTGGCCACCGGGACCGTGATGACGGCTGCCGGCGGCGGGTTCGGCTTGGTCGGTGCGGCCTGACATGCGGCCAGCAGCGCAGCGGTAGCAACCACGATGACGCGCATGTCAGTACCCCTTCAGTGCCGGGCAGGCGGAATCGAGCAGCTCCAGGGCTGCCTTGCAGGTGTCGGGCCGCTGCTCGTAGCGACCGCGCCAGGTGGAAGCCTCCTTCTCGGATGCCTCGATCTTTCCGGCCAGATCCTGCAACGCCGCAGCGCTCTCCGCCTTCAGGGCTTCCAGCTTCTCGGCTTCAGCCCTCAGCGCGGTGGCGACTTCGGCCAGGCGCTGATCCCGGGTGTCCACGTCGGCCTGCAGTCGGGCGGCATCAGCCTGCCAGTCAGCCCTGACCTTGATCACCTGAGCGCTCAGGTCTCGGATCTTCTGCTCCTTCTCCCAGGCGGTCAGCCCGGACACCATGCACCCGAAGGCCAGCACGCCGCACACCAGCTTGATCTTGCTCCCGGGCTTGCTCAGCCACTGCAGCGCGTCGGCGGCGGCGCCGATAACCAGGCCCCACGCGGCACGCAGGAATCGAATCAGCACGCTCATGGCTTATCGCCTCCGATGGCGCCGGTGGCTTTCTCCACCATGCGCACGTAGCCGGGCAGCAGCCGGCGGATCAGGACGCCCGACAGGCCGGCCAGCGGCAGCTGCGGCGCACCAGCGAGAGCAGGCCAGATCGACGCAGCAACGGCGATGACCCATGCGGCCACAATCGCGTACGCCGCCACCGCCACAGCCAAGGCAGCCCAGCGCGCGGCCGTCTGTAGGAACCGGTGGCCGCGGCGGCGATTGGCGTCAGCGGCTACTCGCTCGGCGTCCTTCTCCGGCAGCAGCAGGACGCCGATCAGCGCACCGGCCATTGCTACCAGCAGCACCGACTGCGGCACGCCCAGGATGATTCGCTCAGCCTCGCGCAATGCGTCTGCCGTCGCCGGCGCCACCACCGCAGCGGTGAACGTCCCAACGAACGTTTTCAAGGTGCTCATCGGCTCGGTCACGGCGCCACTGCCCCGCCAGCCTTGCGGTAGGCAGCCAGCAGCTTATCCACGGCGTGCTCAGGCTGGCCGTAGCCTGCGCCCGGCAGGCTCGCCCAGATGTTCCGCACCTTCGCGATGGCTTCCACGATCCGGCCCGACTGGATCAACGGCAACGCGCGGCGTTCTCGGATCAGCTGGATGGCCCAGAGATCCTGCGACAGCGGGCCGAAGTCCGGCAGCTTCAGCTGCGCGCGGTAGTGGGCGTAGTCCTTCAGCATGAACTGGTAGCGGCCAGATGCGTTTGAGGTCAGGCCCTTGCTGTTGATGGGCTTCGACTTCCGTCCGCTGGAGAACGGGTGTACCGAGTAGTCGGTGAAGATCTCCGGCACACGATCGGCACCGGTCACGATCACGTCGTACCCCTGGTTCTTCGTAGCCGGGCTGGTGCTGGTGCCCTCCGACCAGGCCAGCATGTCCAGGAAGGCGACGACATTGGTGCCGCCTGCCTGTTGAGGGGTGATCTTGGCCATCAGAGGTTCCTGCAGAAGGGTGCCCGCCCCGCTGCCGGCTAGGCGCGAGGGTTGATCCGGTCGGGGAACGGGCGTGGATAGCGCCGGGCCGTGGCCCAGCTACGTGGTGTAGATCAGCTCAGTGCGCGCGACCCCAGCAC